CTGCCCCGCCGGCATCTGCAATCGGAACCGGATATACCTGCCGGTGCAGCGCTGCGGGCACTCGCCGATCGCGTTGATCGCTACCGGCACTTCCCAGATGACGGGATCGGTCTGGCGCTCGCGGTGCCCGACCGCAATCGTCGCGGCACCGCCGTCGAGTAATGGCCGGGTCAACTGCACCCAGGCCCGCCTTCCCTCGGCCGGTTGCATCTCCGGGGTCTCCAGTATCGGCGCCATCGCCGGGCCACCGCCGATAGCGAGCTTGTGATCGACCGGGAACCCGGCCAGCCGGTAGGCCGCATTGCCGCTCCAGAACGGGTCGTCAAACGACGGGGAAATGGTATCGACGGTCCCAAAACTGTCGATGTTGTCGAGGTTATAGGCGGTGACAAACATCACATTGCCGAGAAACTCGACGCACCGCGCCGGGTTCTCGAGTTCCACCAAGGATGCCCTCCCCAATTCCCAGTTGTAGACAATGCAATGGGTAAACAAACCGGCCGAACCGGGGGTCGGAAAGGCCCACAGGATAGCCCGCGACCGCGGATCGGAGACGCCCTGGACATAGTTCAGGTAGGTGTCGTCGAGGATCGCGTAAAAGGCGCGATCGAATTTTTGCGCGCCGACCGCGAAACTGGTGCTGCCGTCAAACGCGGCAAAACCGGCGGAGCTGAGGTAGTAGACAACCGGGCGGATGGCGCCGGTATTGTCCTTTGCAAAGCTCTGCACGATCGACAGCGGGGAACGTGTTCCGGCCGCGCCTTGCGCCACCTTAAAGTTGAAGATCAGCGCCCCACCGACATAAGCGCCGGTCCAGATGCCTCTTTCCGTAAAAATCGTGACATCGTTGCCGGGCGCAAACCCACTGACGAGACCCGTCACAGCACCGAGGTCGGTCTGCTGTAAATCCTGAAAATCCGACTGCGTCTGTATTGCTTCGATAGAGCCGGGGGCTGGCCAGTAGTCCGGCGAGTTGATGCCGCTCCACCACACCCTCGACGATCGCACCCCGTCGATCGCGTCGAAGGTATTGCCGACCATCAAGAAGTCTTTGACCACCGCGGCATACTTTGCCGTCGGCGCGTCGGGCGAGAGATCGGCAAAGGCCGGCGTCCCGCTAGGCGGCAGGACCAGGGTTTGCGGCTTATCGGCACCGTTGGTGGCGATCACCCGGTCGCCAAAGCTGGTAAAGCTCCAGTGGCCGCCGGCACTGATGCCGGGCGTGGCGTAGCCGCCGGCCTTGCTGGCATCCGCCAGGGCGCGATCGCCGCCGACACTCATATAGAGTTTCGCGCGATCGCCGGCGAAAATGTAAACCGTATTGTCGCTGCCCTTGATGCTATAGAGCCCCTGCGCCCGCTCAGAGAGCGCGTTGCTGCTCCATCCCAGCAGGGTCGGCATCGGCCCGTAGGATTTGGCCGTCAGCGGGACACAGTTCTTGATCCTGGGGCTACCGGCGTTTTGAAAGTCCGGAGCATCCGGCAGCCACTCCGGCCAGTGCAGAATGGTCATGTCGGCGGCTCCTGCTCGGCGTAATACTGTCCCGGCAGGCTGGCTCGAAGCTCGTCAAGCTCGGCTTTGAGTGTCTTCACAGCGTTAACCAGGGCGTACAGAAGCGGGCCGCTGTCGATAGCCGAAACATCTATTGTTTCCGGGGCTTCGCCATCCGATGGTGCAGCTATCGCAACGGTGCGCGCCATCTCCGGTATGACTAATGCGGCGGCGTCAGCGTCGAGGCCGACATAATCGGTCCCCGCGAGGTTCCACTCGTCATTGTTATAGCGGTAGTTTTTCGGGCTTAACGCAAGCACCGCTTGCAAACCCGTAGACCAATCTTCGACAGTGGATTTTAGTCTGCGGTCTGAAGGCGCAACCCACGGTCCGCCGCCGGGTTTGGTCGCGGTTGTGCCGTAAATCTGAAATCCGCCATCAGGATAGAACCACGCCATATTAGCCGCGGCGGGATTGGCGATTATGACACTGCCAGCACCAGGGCTGGCGGTCCCCCAAGCTTGGATTTGCGGGCCGTTGGAGTTGGCGAAGCCGAACACCGGCCGCTCGGATGTCGTGCCGCCGCCGGCGGCAATAAAGGCTGCCGCGCCGACATTGCCGGAGGCGGTCAGCGCCGTAGTGGTCAGAGCCCCCGTCATAGTATCGCCGGCCTTGGCGACCGCCCCGAGGCTCGCCAATGCTGCCGGGGCTGTTACCGCGTTAGTGCCGCCGGAAGCAACCGGCAGGGGGACCGGCACAGTCGGCCCCGCCGGCCCGGTCGGCCCGGTGGCGCCTTGCGGCCCAGCCGGCCCGGTGGGGCCTTGCGGTCCCGGCGGGCCTGCCGGTCCCGGCACTATAATCGGGTCGGCTTCGGTCCCCGCCGTCCAACTCGTGCCGCTCCACGTCCACTGCCCGTAAATCTGGCCGATCGTGGGGTTATCAGGAAAATCCAGCGCCATGGGTTATTTCCAATAGATCCAGGCGCCGCCGACATAGCGGAACTGCAGCCCGGCGCCGGGACCATAGGCGTTAGTCGGCTCGGGAAGCGTTACCGCGCCCTCGGCGGATTGCACCGTCAGGGCAGTGACAGGCGCGGCAAATGATATCTCGACCAAAGCGTCGGCGGCCGGGTGTGGCGGCAGACGAATACCGAGTGCCGCTCTTGCCGGACCGATGACATAGATCCCCGCCTCTCCCGACAGCATTACAACGGTGCTGCCGCTGGCTGGGTTGACGGTGCGCAGCCCCGTCATTGACGTGGTGATGCCGCCGCTGCTGGTACTGCCGCTACCGCCCCCCGTCCCGGTGATGCCGCTCACCCGGATTTGTAAGGGCCCAGCCCAGCGCAGTTTGCGATCGGCCGCCTCCAACCCGGCAAAAGCCGCTTCCCGGCGCGCCAGCCAACCCTGCGCCCGCTGGTCCTCGCCGATATAGACCTCGGCCTCGACCAGGCTGCCAAAGAGGTAAGCGTCGGGTGCGGTATCGAGCAACCAATTGGTCTGGATAGCGTCAGACAGCGGCGGCACACCGGATTGAAAAACTAGGTCAACCAGGGTGGCACCGTTAGGTGCCGGGCCTAAAAACAGGGTGCGGCCGATGATCGTGTAGCAACCCGGGATGCCGGCCTCACCAGGCAACTGCTCCGGCGGAACAAACAGCAATGGCACACCGCCGATCGACACCGTCCTGATCTGCATGCAATTCGACGGCAAGATCACCCATCCAGTGCCGGCGGCAGACAGGGTGGCAATGTTTTCCGCCCCAGCCGATTTTAGCCGTCGGTTGGCCTCTGCCTCGAACAGCCGCACGAAGTCGGGCACCGCCGGCTCGACCAGGGGATCGCCAGGGCGCGCCAGCCACCCCAAAATGCTTGTCTTCAGGTCACCGTAGGTCGCGAGCGGCATTGGTCAGAGCCTAAAACTGGTGGGCCGCAGGTGCTTCCATTCCGGGTCGTTCAGGAGCTTTCGCACCGCCGGCCAATGATCTTTCCGCCAGGCGTTGACGCCCTTTTCCGCCAGCCACTTGGCGGCAACCTCCGCCGGAATACTGGCGGCGTACCACAGGTCCCGGCCCTTACCGTCGCCGTATAGGTGAAACCCCTTATTGACATCGATCGCCGCCTCTACGTCCTGCCAGCGGCGGATGGTTATCTCGCCCGTGACGTCGTTATATTCAAAGGTCTCGGTGATGCCGGTCTGCGGGTTACGGTCGAGCAGGTATTCGGTCATTGCCTGTCCCAAAGAAAAAGCGGCCCAAAAGGACCGCCTGCTCTAAAAGGTGAACGCCGGCTAGGAGTGGCCTAGCCGGCGTTCGATGGAGAGAGCGATGCCCAAGCGTCGTCGTCTCCTGAGCCTTAGGCTCCGGGGGGAGGCCAACCCGCCCGAAGACGGGTTGACCATCCTCGCTGATTAGCGGACGATCTTGACCCTGACGATCAGGGTCACGATAATCCGAAGCGCCGGGCGGCCAATGCCCGGCGTTTCATTTTAGCACGCCCCCGTCGAAAGAAACCGGCCGCCTCCGGTGCAGTGGAGATGGCCGGCCTGCTGCTCGGGCACGCGGCCCAGGGGAACTAGAGCCCCGCGCCCGTCGCAACCTACGGTGCAGTCAGATCAAAAACACCGCCATTTCCGCTTTCATTTTTCGCGGATAACGTGTATTCTCCGATTAGGAGCCTTTTTTCCGCGTCGCCGGTTTTCGCCAATTCGATCTGTCGAATTGGCCGGAGCCAGTCGACCGACCAGAGATCCCAGTTGATCAAGAGGACGTCGCGCGGACGCATAAAGCGGTTGGCGATGATCCTCACGGTGCTAAAATCCCCGACATAGATATCGACCGTGGCGATAACCTTGCGCTCGGTGACGTCTACTGTCTTTTGTGCGCCGCCGGCAAAGCCGGATGCGACCGTCTTGTTGCCGGCACCGGTCATCACCACGTCGGGCTCTTCCGACGAGTTGTTGTAGATACCCTTCATCACCCCTTTGAGCATGGCTTCGGTAAAGGCTCTCGGGGTACCGTCTACTCTGGCGTCGGTGCCGTCTCCTGTGGGGTTGGTACCGACGTGATCAACGTTCGTCTTGATCCAGGACAGGACACTGGCGAGCTTTGGCGCCGTTGCCGCCGCACCCGTCACCTTGGCCTGGTTTGACAACAGTATCGCTTC